ACTGCCAAGAACGCGAGGATTCACTACTTTTGAAGAAATTCCATGATGGAAAAATGGAAGCACCCCAAAGGATTGCAGGGAACGCAGAGCTCCGGCTCGAGGATGTGGTGAAGGAGTTTGACGCAGTCCTTTTGGATGAAGGACGTTGCCGCGGCTGGTTTATGAGGAAACTCTACCCGGGCGCCATTGCCTGCCCATCCTGCCGCTACGTTCTGACAAAGAAGCAACAGGACCTGTTTCTCCTCGGCAAGAGAGTGACTTGCAAGGATTGCGGTCGGTGGTTCAACGAGAGGACCGGGACAATATTCTCCGGAACACATGTAACGTACGGAGAGGCGATCCTCCTCATGCTTCTTCTGGGTCTCGGGCAGCCGGCCCGGCTCATCGCGAGCATACTGGGCTACGACGAGGAGACGGTGAGGATCTGGCGCAAGAAATTTGAAAGGAGACAGTGAAGGAAGCATGAAGGTGATCCAGCCTGAGATAGCCGGCGAAACAGGAGAGGCCTTCTTCAAGAGCCTTCACATAGTCGTGCAGTACCTGGAACAACAGGGCTACAAGATCAAGAAGTCATCGATCTATAACCACCAGGCCGCCGGCAAGATCAGACCGACAAAGGACGGGCACTACCTTCTGGCCGATGTCGAGAAATACGCCCAGGCCCATCTGAAGCTCTCCGATGGGACGCCCTCCGGCAAGCAGTTGCTGGATGCATTCCAGAAGGAACAGGCCGACGCTTCGCTCCGCGAAAGAAATGCGCGGGCTCGGCTGCACGAGCTCAAGGCGGGTGCGCTCGAGGGGAAACTGGTACCCCGGGAGATGCTCGAGAGCGAACTTGCTGCCCGGGCAGCAATCTTCCGTACCGACGGCGAGAATTTCTTCCGCGGCCAGGCGGCTGCCATGACCAACATAGTCTCCGGCGACGAGACGAAGATTCCGGACCTTGTGGTTTTCTGTCTCGATGCCCTCGAGGAGTGGCTTGCCCGATATCTCCAGAGGGAGGAATTCATGGTGGACACGACAGCGTACGAACGCATCTTCGAGCAGGCCGACAAGGACGAAGACGAGGATCCTGTGGAGAGCGACGATTGATGATATCCGCCACGATGACCGGCCCCGTCCGGGGCACCTATCCTGATATAACATCGCTTCCTTCATCCATCCGTTTTACGGACGGGGAGAGACGGGCGTTCAGGGCCCGAGAGAGGGATCCGAGGACAGGCAGGCCCTTGACGGTCTCCCAGTGGGCCGAGCGTTACCGCATTGTCGTCGGCGGCGCCATGCCCGGACGCTGGCGCAACAGTGTGACCCCATTTGCCACCGAGCCCATGGATTGCTGGTCGATGCCTCATATCCGGGAGATCTACCTGTGCTTTGCACCTCAAGTCGTCAAGACTCAGATCGCCTTTAATTGCCTTGGGTATTCGATCGATCAAGATCCTGGATCCGCCATGTACGTCATGCCGGACGAGAAGGTGACGAAGAGGATCGCCCGCCGACGCATCCTCCCGATGATCCGGTCCACGCCGCGGCTTGCCTCGCTCCTCTCACCCAGGTCGGACAATACCACCACGCTCTCGATCAGGTTCGTGAACGGAATGGACCTGATGATGGCCTGGGCCACTTCGGTCGCTGAGATCTCCTCGGAGGACGTGAGGTACTTCATCGGTGACGAGATCTCCAAGTGGCCTGGATACTCCGGCGCCGGCGAGAAAAAGGAGGCGCATCCCTGGTATCTGGGGAAGGTCCGTACCAACACCTATCCTCACACCAAGAAGATCCTGGGCCTTTCCTCCCCGGGAGCTGCGCCATGCCTGATTACCGAACTCCTCAGATACGAGGCGGACGAGGTCAGGCGCTTCGAGGTCTCGTGCCCGATATGCGGCCACCGGCAAATCATGGATGCGGATCACATCGTGGCCCTGGACGGCGAGAGAGATCCACGTGCAATTATTCGGAAGAAGTTGGGGAGATACTCGTGCGATCGCTGTGCCATCTTTTGGGACGACTACATGCGCAACCAGGCGGTTCTGAAGGGTTCATGGGTGCCGGGGACATTCAACTCCGATGGAGAGTGGCACCGCGGTGAGGCCATTGTTCGGCCAACGGCGGTGGGATTTCACCTTCCGTCCTGGTACTCGCAGTTCATGTCTCTCTCTGACGTGGCGGCCGCGGCGATTCGTGGTGATGAGGATCCCAAGAAAAGAATGATTTTCGTCACCCAGCACAGGGCCGAGGAATTCAAGGACGCCGTTGAGAAGAAGAAAGAATCGGAGATTCTGAAGAACAGGACCACGCTTCCCTCCGGGATCGTTCCCGCCGGCGCGATTGCGCTCACGTGCGGCGTCGATTCGCACAAGTGGGGTTTCGTTTTTACCGTGGTGGCCTGGATGGAGGACCTCACGAATTACAAGATTCTTCACGGTCACGTGGGAACCCTTGCTGCCGTTGAGAATCTCATATTCAATACCAGGTTCCAGGTTCAGAATGCAACTGAGACCATGGCGATCTGGCGCGCCGCGATAGATACGGGTGGGGGCCGGCTCAGCGAAGATGATTCCACGATGACCGAGGAGATCTACCAGTGGCTGAGCGCATTGCCTCCGGGCGTGGTTTATGGGGTAAAAGGTGCATCTCATCGACAGGAAACACGGGCAAAGGTGACGATCATCGACAAGCTCCCTCATTCAAACAAGGCGATCCCGGGAGGGCTCGAGGTCCACATTCTCGATACCGCCGAGTTCAAGGCATTGATCCACTGGCGCCTGTCGAGGCAAGAAGGCGAGAATCAGCGTTTTTACTTCGATGCCGATACCCTCGATAAAGATGATCCTTACGTGCGCGAACTGCTCGCAGAAGAGGCCAGGCGCCACCGTAACGGTAAAATAGAATGGGTCAAGGTACGGGCGGCAAACCATTATCTAGATGCAACCGTTTACGCGCACGCCTGTGCCGACAGATCCTGGCAGCCGTCCCTGAAATTGATGTCGACGTTCATCAAGCAGGAAAAGGAGAAAAGGCGGGCAATCGTTGAAACAAGGGCAGTACATAACGACACATCTCCACAGGACAGACAACAGAGCGACCACTCCCGCCGTCCAGACATGAGCCGGATCCGCGAGAGGCTGGCGAACAGGTTGGGAAGATGAACGATAGTGCGAGCAAGAAGCTGCTGATCGGAGCAAAGGCGATTTCCGCGTACCTCACTATATCAAGGAACACTTTCTACAAGTTCGTCAGGGAGGGACTGTCCCTCCCTGACGGGCGAAGAATTCGCCTGCCGGCAACGGTGATCGACAAAGTCTGGTACGCGCATACTGACAATTTGGACGAGTTCTTCAAGGTTATCACACTCTCGCCGGTTCAGGAGATCCCGGACGAAAAGGAAGAGGACGAAGCCATGAAATCGTTCCTCGGCCCAGCTGCGACTTCATAATAAGTATCGAATTGTCGTGACTAGGTAATTGTATTCAACTGCAATATATCGTGACGCGATAATTTTACCCTTGACAATATGACAAAGGTCCATTACACTATCTTTGTAGCGATGGACGTGATCTTTCACAATAAGCATCTCGATAGGCTTGAAACCGACGCAGGCTTTGAGAGCGGTTACTCGGCAGATGTCGTGAGAGCCTATCGCAAGCGCATGCAACTAATTAGGGCGGTAGTAGATGAAAGGGAGTTCTATTCGTTAAAGTCGTTGAATTTTGAAAGATTGAAGGGCAAGAGGCAACATCAATACTCGATGAGGTTAAATGACCAATGGAGGTTGATACTAGAGTTTGAAGGAAAAGGTAGAAACAAAATGGTTGTAGTCGTTGATATTGAAGATTATCACTAAAGGAGGATCGTATGGCAGATAGAAAGATTGCCGAAGTTTTCCCTCCTGGTGAGTTTATCAAGGAGGAATTGGAGGCCCGCGGTTGGAGTCAGGTTGATTTGGCTGAAATCATAGGGAGGCAGCCTAATGTCGTCAACGAGATCGTCATGGGGAAAAGATCTATAACTCCTGAAACAGCCAAGGCTTTGGGAGAGGCTTTTGGCACTACTGCACAGTTCTGGATGAATCTAGAGAGTGCTTATCAGTTGTGGAAGACCAAGGAGAAAGATGTCGACAATGCTATTGCAAGACGTGCCAGATTGTATCAACTCGCCCCTATTAAAGAGTTGATAAGGCGCCACTGGATTGAACCATCAGAAAATGTGGAGGTGCTTGAGAGACGGGTAATGGATTTTTTTGAGATCGAGAGTCTTGACAGTCCCATCCGAATACGCCACGCAGCAAGGAGAGGCACGCAGAGTATTTCCTCATCGCACTGGGCATGGGTTCACCGGGTAAGGCAACTCGCCCGCACGATCGATGCGCAACCATTTTCAGAACAAATTTTCAGAGACGGATTGCTGAATCTGAGGAGTTTGCTCCGTAACAACCAGGACGTACGACAAGTGGCCGGAATACTCGCGGATTCCGGTATCAGGTTTCTTATCTTGGAACACCTGCCTCAAACTAGAATTGACGGCGTTACGCTATGGCTTAATTCGAAATCTCCCGTCATAGCCTTGTCGTTGAGATTCGACAGAATTGATGCCTTCTGGTATACGTTGGCGCACGAGCTTGGCCATGTGAAGCGGAAAGATGGTTTGAAGCACGAGCTTATAATAGACACGGACCTCGTCAGAGAGGAACACCAGTCTATTGAACGTCAGATGGAGGCGGAGGAGTTCGCAAATCATTTTGCCACTGAGTTTCTAGTAGGCCACAAGAATCTCAATGACTTCATCTCTCGGGTGCACGCCCGCTACGGGAAGCAAAGAGTTGTCAGTTTCGCGGACAGTATTGGCGTTCACCCAGGGATTGTTGTTGGTCAGCTACAGCATAGAGATGAAATCCCATGGTCATCTTTCCGGCAGATGCTAGAAAAGATACGGCATTTGATCATCCCGACGTCTTTGACCGATGGTTGGGGTCAGCTGCCACCTATGTTCAGAGATAAGGAGGCGCGGAATGCCTATAAGAACTAGGCTGTTAACTGAGGGGGTAGGAAACGACGTAAAAATTGAAAACCCCGAATAGTCGCGGCAACGGCCATTCGGGGATCCCCAGCATGGTAACAACTGGGGGATCTTGATGAAGGGTAAACTTGTTGTTTATCAAAACTAGCACGCACCTATCCCTTTGTCAAGGTCAAAAATCAGTTCCACAGGAGGTGAAGTACCAGTGAAGACAAAGGGTAAACATTTGATCTTTCGGGCATGGATCACGATCGACGGTATCCGTTATTACGCCCGAGACTACGGACACAGGGCTTTTGCGATTTGGGTTTAGGGTATCTGCCGGGGAGAGGGTAACCTCTCCCCACCAAGAATGAGTGTCGGCCAGAAGGGTCGGCAAAGGAGGGTTCAATATGAGTAAGCCACAAGATCGGTTTGTGTACAAACGTGATGATGGTTCTTGGGCGAATAAGCGGAGCGACGCCACCAGACCATCAACCTTACACGATACGCAAAGGGATGCGGTAGACGCAGCAAGAGGGATGTTGCATAATCAAGGGGGCGGCGAGCTCACTGTAAAGGGTGTCGATGGCAGAATACGGAGCAAAGACACGATTCCGCCCGGCAATGATCCCTTGCCGCCAAGGGACAAAGAACACTGATTAGAATGCAAAGAACCGAGCTCCGATCTCAATGAGCGGGGCTCGCTCACCCTTCCCCCGACGAAAACCTGTCAAGTTCAAAGTTTAACCAAAGTATATATCGTACGTGTTCAAAGTTGGTCATTCTGCGTTTTTGTCAAAAAACGGGGGTTAGACTACCCCCATGGCAATCAAGACAACCCTAGAGCAATTGGAAGAGGTCCAGGCGGCCATTTCGAAGGTGGTGAGAGGGCAGTCGGTTACCATCGACGGGAATCAGCTCACCCGGGCAAACCTGGCAGATCTGGAGAGACGCGAAGAGAAGCTTCTCGCCCGTTATCGTAACGAGAGCGGTCAGGGCGGGCCCACCTTTAACCGTGGCCTGAAAGGGAGGGGCTGATGTCGCGCGAGGCCGCCGCCCAGAAGCTTGATATCTTCACCACCGTCAGAGACGCCCTAACGACCCAGATCGCGGCTTCTACGGGAGGCCTCCAAAACAAATCTGTTCTCCTCTATGGACCGAACGGCAAGGCTCTCTCCCCTGATTCATACTATTCATTTCGGCGACAGGCGGCCCAGCGAAAGGGATCCCTCAAGAACTGGATCCCGCAGCGCCTATATTCCACGCAACAGGAAGCGCGTGACCGTGAGGCAATCGTGGCGAGGTCGATCGATCTTACCAACAATGATCCCCATGCCGCTGGCGTCGTGGATATGTTCGCGGCTACCGTCGCCGGATCCGGCCTGCAGCCCATACCGTCCTGCGATGCCAACATGCTCGAGCTCGACAAGGACCAGGTCCGCAAGTTGCAGGGGCAGCAGCGAACCGTGTACCGCCGCTGGTACCGCTGGGCTGATGCCACCAGGCGACTGAGTTTCGGGGGCATCCAGTATCTGTGTATCCGTAATTTCATCGAATACGGCGAGTACCTCATTCTACTCTACATGATCGATGATCCGGCGCGTCCATACAACTTGGCCTGTCACCTCATTAACCCCCAGCGCCTCAAAACGCCCGTCGACAAAATCAACGATCCGCGTATCAGGGACGGTGTCGAAATTGGCGACTACGGAGAACCCGTAGCCTACTGGATTAAGCTCAGTTCCCAGACCTCGAGCTCCTCGTCACTTCCCGACACTTCGGAGAACTTCCGGAGGATCCCGGCATCGGTTGGACACCGGCTCAATGTCATCCACCGTTTCGTTGCCAGGGAGCCCGAGCAGGTCCGCGGGGTTCCGCTCCTGGCGCCTTCCATGAAATTCTTCAGGGACTTTACTGATCTCCTGGACACTGAACTTGTCTCCAACATCATTGCTTCTGCGATATCGATCTTTATCGAGCTCGCCCCGGGCAGTGATCCCTTCAATATAGCACGGAACCTTTCGACCTTCACCAACAGTGGCCTCGATCAGAACGGTTCCGAGCGGGAAACCCGCTATCAGGAGATGGAGGGCGGGCTCATTATGTACGGCAATACCGGAGAGAAACCTCACCTGCTCTCTCCAGACCGGCCGGGGACTACCTTTGATCCCTTCGCAAAAATAATCAAGAAGGCGATCGCCATGGGTATCAACATCCCTTATCCTGTGGCATTCAAGGATGTCGAGGACGTGAACTTTGCCGGCTTTCGGTCCGCCATGCTCGATGCCTGGCGTGTCTTCATGATCCATCGTACCTGGCTTGGCGAGGACACCTGCCAGCCTATTTACACGATGTTGATGGAGGAAGGCTTCCTGCGCGGCGAACTCGACGTGAACAACTTCTACCTGCACATGGATGCTGTCACTCACTGTGACTGGCGCGGATCCCCCAAGGGAGACATTGAGCCGATCAAGGCTGTCC